TCTTACTGGTTCATATCTTTGATTACACAATCTTGCATTTTTACTGTCATCAGTTAATGCTGAAATTGTTGATGCTCCTAATAAATTAAGAGCTGAATTACACATATCTACTACGCTTGCCATTATGTTGGTTCTCCTTGTTCTCTACATGAAAATCTAATCGCTAGTTTTTCATCTTCAAAATCTTCTTTATAAAGTTCGTTTAATAAAAAATGTGATTGTTGGTATCCTTGATTGATACAGCTGGACCAACTATCAAATGATCCAGTAATACTTTGATTGTCACATCTGGTTTCTGCTGTTGCATAACTACACACATATAAAATTAAAAGGTATTTCACTTTAACATTTCCATCTTCGTCTTGCTTGTCTGATCCTTGAGTTTGGATTATTTCTAGTTTTTGCAGAGGATCTTTTCAGTTGTCCTAAAGATCTTGCACAATATGATTTTCTTCTCTTTGCAGCTTTTGATCCTTTTTTAACTTTACCAGTTACTGCAGTTTTTAATTTTGATCCTGGATTAGCTCTTCGATAAGCTTTTACTCCAGCCTTTGTCATTCCAGCACCTTTTTTAGTAGGTCTGTAATTTTTTTTATTTCTTGAAATTGCTCTTGGCATTTTACTATTGCCTGGCGGAGTATTTCATCCGCCAAACAAAACTAGTTATTAGTCTATAACATAGAGCATTTGAAGTTGGATAGTTCCAGTTCCATTAGCACCAGCTAATGTTACAGTTACTGGAAGTCCATCTTTGTCTGCATCTACTACAGAGTTTTTTCCTAAAGCTATAGTGTCAAGAACAGCAACACTTTGAGCAGATGTTGACGCAGCCGCAGCTTTGTATTCATCCACATCAACAGTTTGTGCAGTTCCATCTGCTTTTGTGTGAGCAGCATAACCTACAGAAATAGTAGTTGATGATCCTAAAGCATCATAACTAACAGCACCAGATAGTAGTCTTGCACCATTTGGTATTGTGAACATAGTAATAGTAGATTGCTCTGCAGATGCTTCGTATTCAGCAAATGCAGCTCTTACTCTACCAGATAGTTCGTTAGTCTTAATCTTTTCAGAAGGAACACTAACAGTTTTCGCATATTGTATCGAATTTGCCATATTATATTTCTCCTATTGATTAAGCTTCATGAGCTTCGATTGTTACAACTTTAGATTCTTCCATCCTAGTCGCGCCAATACTTTGACAGACATATACTTGGTGAGCATAACCTTTGTCAGCTCTCTCATCAATTCTTGTCATCAAGTCTTGACCGATAGCCATCTTGCATCCATCCATTGCCCATACTAAGCAAAGTCTTTTAGATGAAGCAGATGTTAGTCTGTTAGAAACGATAAAGTTGAAGCCAAGGAATGAATTAACTTCTCCATTCGCTAAAGCTTTTACACTATTGAAATCACTAGATGTAACTTCAGTAGTTCCTAACAAATCAGTAATTTGTTTTGGAGATACTGCTATGTATCTAGTAATTGATGGATCAACTGATGCAGCATCTAAAATCTCTTTTGCAGATCTTAGTTTAGCAATCGTTAAACCATCAGTACCGCTTTCAGTTATCTTTTGGCTTGAAGGAAGAACAGTAGATGTAGATCCAGTTTCTCCTGTAAAAGCTGTTCCAGATAACGCAGCGATGATTTCATCGTCTTGAGCTCTACCTAATGCGTAAGCTGCCGCTGTAGCATAGCTGCTTGTAGGATCAATTAATGTTCTGATCTTATCTTGATTGTCTATTAAATCAGAATATTCATAATCCACAAGGCTACATCGTCTCCTTGCATGTGGTGTCTCCATAATAGGAGTATCTGCATGGCGAGTAGTTCTTTTAACCGCAGAGGCTACGCCAACTTGGTCAAAAAAAGCATTCTTGCCGACAACAGTTTCCACATCAACAGCAGATCTCAATAGTGAGCCTTTTTGTTGTGATAGCATTTGTACATTGTTTGAATACTGCTGTACAAAAGCTGTAGTAATTTGATTTGACATATTTCAAATCTCCTTATTGTTGTTGGTTAATGTAATCGACTTGGTTGTCTCCAAAAGGAGGTCGCATCTGTAAATTTTAAGACTTCACTTTGTCTTTTTTCTTAGCGGTCTTTTCAGATTGTCGCTTAGAATTTTGTTTTACCCAGGCATAATAATTATCAGCTACTGGCAGAGGATCTCTTCGATCATTCTCTGGTCCAAATTCAGTAGCAAGTCTTAAACATTCAAGTCTAATTTCTTCTTCTGATATTATTTCACCTGGCTCAAATTTATCAGCCATTGAGCATCTCTCTTAACTTTAACACTTCTTGAACTGCTTTTTGATGATTAGGATGTGTTTTAATCCAATAAGCAGATCCTTCTTGTGTAAGTTCGTTAATCTCTTTTTCAATGTCTTTAGCTGTCATATAATCAGATCCATCACCTTTGATGATTTCATCTTCAGATAATTTATCTGCTAATTCTGAAAAAGCTTTTATGACTTTAATATTATCTCCAAGTCTAGATCCATCTTTAAGAATAGTATTTTCTAAAAATTCTGATCCTAAAGAATTAACTGCAAGCTTTTTTGCCTGGTCAAGTCTTTTAGCAAATTGAGGTCCAAACTCTTTTTTAAGTTCAGTCTCTGTTTGTAGTTGAGCTTGAGCAGCAGCTTCTTCTTGAGATGATGCAATACTACCATTCATCTCATTATAAAATTTAATTAAACCTTCAGCTTGTTTAGGAAGTAATCCTAACCTATGAGCAGTTTTATTAAACTCTTGAACTTGGCTTTGATCCAGTTCTTGATCTTTAAAATTATATTTATAATCATCTGGAGTTTCTGGAGCACCCAGTCTTTTAAATACCTCATTCCAATCATCCTCTGTTGCATGCTTATTTGGAACTGGAATTTTGTCAGCTCCAACTAACTTTTGTGCATGGAGATAACTTTTTACGAAATCTTCCATGTTGTTAAAATTATCCAAAGCTTTTTCTTCTTTGAAATTATCAGGAATTAAATCTTTAAAATTTGTTTCCTGGTTACTTACAACTTCAGTTGCTACAGTATTATTCTGAACAACATCTGTTGGCTGTTCAGATTGCACCTCTGGTGCAGTTGTCTGATTTTCCATTATATACCTATTGGTTATTTTGATTTAAGCATTGCTTTAATAAAAAGATGTATTGATCTTTGTCCTTCTAAAAAAGCGGTCTCATGACTGTTATCTTTTGAGAAAGTAGTCGTACTCTCATGACATCTTATAGAGATGTCCTCTAAAACTCTTTTGCCTTCGTCAGATCCAAATACTGTTTTGTAATCTTCTCTAAGCTGTTTAATTTTTTTTTCTAATTCTTTATTGTGATCCATCTTGAACAACTTTCGCTAGTGGTGCTGCATTCTTAGC